TCATTTGAAGGAAATTCTTGTTGCTAATAAGGATTGTACCAATGCTCATTTGAAAGTTAGTGAAGCTGGATTGGCAAGTGTTGAATTCGTATGTGGTGATATTACCGCTGAATATTACCTAGTTGAAGTCAAGAGTATTGATTAATCGTTATTAATGAAATGTGACCCCGTATATTTCAAAGTATACGGGGTTTTTTGTTGGTTGACATTTGGATTCTGTATGGTAAACTATTAAAGATATGAGTTTTATTGCATTTGAAGAAGTTAAACAGACTGAAACGCAACATTATCTATGGGTTGAGAAGTACCGTCCCAACACATTAGAGAATTATATTGGCAATCAACAGTTAAAGGATACTGTAAAGGGTTATATTGAAAAACATGATATTCCACATTTGTTGTTTTATGGTACTGCTGGTACTGGTAAGACTACATTGGCTAAGGCTATTACAAAGAATATTGATTGTGATGTAATGTATATCAATGCATCAGATGAAAACAGTGTAGAAAATGTACGGACCAAGATTAAGAGTTTTGCTAGTAGTGTTGGATTTAGAAAGATTAAAGTTATTATTCTTGACGAAGCTGACTTCTTGAGTCCGGAAGCTCAAGCAGCTCTTCGTAATATGATGGAAACCTATAGTTTGACTACACGGTTTATTTTGACTTGTAACTATGTGGAAAAGATTATTCCTGCTCTAGTTTCCCGTTGTCAGACATATAAGATTGAACCATTGAGTAAGAAAGAAGTAGCAGTACATCTAAAAACTATTTTAGATAAAGAATCTGTACAATACACACCAGAAGATTTGGGATATATTGTTAACACATACTATCCAGACATTCGTAAGATTCTTAATTACAGTCAACAGAGTGTTATTGACAATAAGATTAAAATTAGTGAATTGAATAGTACCAATGTTGATGTTAAGAACAAGATTGTAGACTTATTAAAGAGTCGTAGTTCAACTGCTTTTAATGATATTAGGCAATTAGTTGCTGATAGTGATATCAAACACTATGAAGAGATTTATGAAGTGTTGTTTGATAAGGTGGATGAATATTCAAATAATAAACAGACACTTGTAATTTTAACTTTGGCGGAATATATATATCAAAGTGCTATGGTGGTTAATCGTGAGATTACTTTCATGGCTTGTATTGCAAAGTTACTTAAAGATTTAAAATAATGGTTTCTATTGACAAATTTAATTTACTACATAGTTATATCTTTAGAAAGAATAATGTTACGATGTCCAATACTTTTTTATATAAAGATAAATCTATATTGTATATTTGTCAGAATGGTACTAGTGGATATGCTAATGCGGCTAAAGGATATATCTACGACTACATTAGTAAAAAGATACCAGTAAAAACTCAATACTTTAATTGCAGTGATGAAGTTAATGAAAATGATAGATTTCATCAATATTTAAATTCATGTACATCAGTTAATATTAATTACAATACAATTATTGTACATTCTACCCCTGATATTTGGACCAATGTAATTAAAAATGCTCCTAATGTCAATTTAGAAGGAAAAACTCTTATTGGTAGAACGGTATGGGAATTTGAAAAATTATTACCATCTTGGGTTGATTCTATTAATGCTAGTATAGTTGATATTGTAAGTGTTCCTACGAAGTGGAATAAAGAATGTTTTATTAATAGTGGAGTAACTAAACCTATTATAGTTGAACCACACATTTATGTAGATTATCCTTACAAAAAAACTGGATTAAAACATCTCTTATCTAAGAGTATGATTTTATGTAAATCCGATGATATTCTAAATTTAGAAAAATCGTATAAATTTTATTGTATAGGTCAATTAATTGAAAGAAAAGGAATACTAAATACAATTGAATCATATTGTAATACATTTACATCAGATGATAATGTACTTTTAATAGTAAAAACATTTAAATTAAATTATTCTAAAGAAGAACAAGATAAATGTGTAGAAGAAATAATAAAAGTAACGAGTGAATATAATCATGCACCAATCATTTATGTTAAAGACAATTTAAATTATGACGAAATTAAATCTTTACATGATATCGGAGATTGTTATTTTCATTTAACTAAGACGGAAGGATTTTGTTTAGGTGCATTTGATGCATTTAATAATGATAAAAAAGTAATTATTACTGGTTATGGTGGACATACGGAATATCTAGGTAAAGATTATGATGGTTTAGTGAATTATAAACTTAATTCATTAGATAAAAATGAAAGTGTTTTTTTCCAATTTAAATTAGACGACACATATAAATGGGCTATAGCAGATAAAAAACACGCCAGTAAATTGTTAAATTGTGCATTATTTGGAAAAAATGAAACATTCTATGAAAGATATCAGATATCAATTGGAAACGGATTCCATGATATAGAATATGATAATAAAATACCATTTAGATGGATGGGTAAATCAAGTGAATTTTATATATATCATTCTTCAATAAAGTCAATTGAATTAGAATTTGAATCTCTTGATAAAGAAACATTTATAGAAATAAATGGTGAAAGAAAATTAGTTTATAATGGAATTAATAAAGTTACAGTTGAAGGTTCCAAAATAGAAACTTTTCAACCATATTTTGTTCCTAAAAAAATAAAGCCAGAGTTAGATGATGAAAGAGAATTATCATTTAAATTATTTAATATTAAAGTAAATTATATTGATAATACATTTAAAACATTTTCTATTAAAGATATCAATCATATTGATAAATATATCTATAATATAATTGAAAAAAATTTACATGGATATATATCATCCAAACTACAAGATAGTATTTTCAATCAATCGAATGATGTAAAAATTGTAGATTTACCATATACAAATAAAAACTTTTATTTTAACTCTTGTATTTTTAAAGGTTATGATAATAAATTATTATTAATGACGAGAGAGTCTATATTAATAGGATTTAAAAAGTTTAAAAATACTTTAAAATTATATGAATTGGATGAAAACTATAATATAATAAAAGATTTGAATTTAAAAATTATCGATGAAATTGATAATGAACAATATGAAGATCCTAGAGTATTAGTTCATGATAATAAATATTATGTTGGGTGTGCTAATTATCAATTTAATAAAGTAAAATTTATACATCAAAAAATATTAGTATTTGATAAAAATTTCAATCACATTGATAATATTCATATAGAATATGATGGTAATGGAAAGAGTATAGACGAAAATAAAAATCATCAAAAAAATTGGACTTTCTTTATATGTAATGGAAATTTAATGATTGTATATAGAATGAATCCACATGTTATTATTGAAGTAGATTTAAAAACAAATAAGGTAATAACAGAATATAAAAATTTTAAAGATATTAGTAAAGAATGGATTTTTGGTGAATGTAGAATGGGAAGTAATCCAATATTAAAAGATGGATATTACCACAATTTTTTCCATAGTAGTTTACCTTGGAGATTTCCTAAAAGACAATACTTTATGGGATATTACAAATTTGAAAGTATTCCTCCATTTAAAATTGTTCATATTGATAGTGAACCAATTTTACATGGAAATGAATCAGATGAAAGAATTTTGGATGAAATTAGTCCGTTAGTAGTTTTTCCATGTGGTGTAATTGAAAATGATGGTAAATTTGTTGTTAGCTTCGGATTAAATGATGAAAAGACAGGAATTATAAAGATATGAATGTAACAAAAAATTTTATTATCGGAATTATAACATATAATCGGTATGATTATTTGGATGATCTAATTAAAGATATTATTAGACAAAATGTATGGCCAAAACAAATTTATATTAGTGATAATGGAATCGGATATCATCTAAAAGAAAAAATTGATATACCTATTACCATAATTAAAAATGCTTATAATTATGGTACATGCAGAGCAATTAATGAAATTATTAAGTTAAATCAAAATGAAGACATTTTATTTATGTGTGATGATAATTATTTTATTAAAAACACATCATTAGAATCAATTTTTAATAAATTTACGGAAGAAAAAAATAATAATATTCATTTAATATGGTGTAATCATTGGGCATCATTTATATCATCAAAAGAATGGATTAAATGTATTGGATTATTCGATGATAATATATGGCCATGTTACTATGAAGATTCAGACTTGACAGAAACAATAAGAAAAAAAGCAAATTCAACTATTTCTCACAATTGTATCGGTTACAAATCTATAAGTTATATAAATAATTGTGAAGAAACTGAAGTAATCGGAAATAGAAGAGGAACAGGAGAAGTTTTGATTGCTCCTTATTATTCTGATTTTAAACAAAGAAATTTATATTATTTTCTTTTTAAATGGAAAGAAAATAATTTAAGTGCTAATGATATACATGAAAATACAATCAATCATTGTATAAATCAAAAAGATGTAGATTTATATAAATTCGAAATCGAATATAGCAAAAACAAAATAAAAGATTTGAATCTATACAACAAAGAAAATTATATATATCCATTTGTAGATGAAATTTTAAAATTAAAAGAACTAAACATAACTAATATTGTTGAATATAAAACACAAAGAGCTTATGTGTCTCGTTTACTTTTACATTTAAATCCTAAAGAATTAATATCATACGATGATAAATTTGATCTTTGTCATGATATATGTCATCATTTAAATTATCTTTTTAATTATAATATTAGTATAAAACTATTAAATACTAGTGATATAATAAAACAAAAAACAGATTTGTTGGTTATAAATAAAGATTGTGATGTTGATATTATAAACTATATTGATTCAAATTATATATTAATTTTTAGAAAAGATATTATAGAAATAAAAAATTACAATTGTATCAAGACAATTGAAAATGATAACCTAAATATGTATTTATATAAAAATGAATAAAATAATAAAAACAAGATGTGGATTGCCACACAATAAATTTAATTTTTTTATTGATGATGGAACAGGAAAAATATGGTATGATGTAGGAGAACAAGACTATGAAGGATATAGAGATTATATTTCTTTGGAAATATTATATGGTATATTATATTTTTATAATAAAATTGATTGGAATGATATTTTAAATCAAAATGATATAAATGCATATTTGATTGAAATGTATAAAAC